GTGGTAGAGAGGGGGCGTCATAAATTCCGCGCTCCCGATGAAACCCCGTCCGTTGATTTGGTTGGAGAGGCTTTATCAAAGCGTGAGATCCATATCTGCTATGGAATGAGAGGTTGGATCAGGGGCTATGCAGAGATCGGGGACTATTGCGGAATCGGTGGGCCTAAGCGCTCGGTGGAAGCTATGCGGAGGACTATTCGCAAATGGGAAATGCTGTATAAAATGCCGATTCACCGCCTTCCTGACCGCAAGCCCCGTGCAATCCCGTTCGAATTAGACCAATGGCTTATAACTTTTTCAAAGGCTTGGAAAGATGAGCAGATTCGGAGACAAAGAGAAGGTGATAGATCCGGCCCGCTTGATGACCCCAAACGAGATGATACCCAGACAAAGGTTACTCGAAATTGGAGAGCTGGCGGCAGACACGGCGAGAGACCGGGTATTAGCGGCTTTCGAATCGACGGGGTTGACGGCTGAGAAATTGGCCTACGACTTGCTTCTGCTGACGGAGGCGACACATCAGAAGGTGCAGTATAACGCCAAGTTTGACGAGTGGTCTTATTCCGAGCCTATGACGGATAATACCACTCGGTTAAAGGCGGTTGAATTGGCGATGAAGGTTATGGACGTAATGCCCTCGCAAAAGCTTGATATTAATGATAAACGACAGACCAGGGAATTGGCCATGACGCTGATGGGTAAGATGGAGGAGATGCAGATGCTGGGCATGGATGACCGCCTTTTGCCGCCTGGGTCAGAGGTAGAGGAGGGGGATTTGATGGTGGAGATGATAAAGCGCCAGGAGAAAGATGAGATTAAATGATGACCAACTCCCCGTTCAAGAAGACGGGTCAGTAGATTACATCCGCTTTGCTTCCGTTGTAGCTAAAATAGCGAGATCATTCCTCTATTTTGTGATGGAATTCTGCTACATTGAGAATAAAACGGAATCCGGTCAATACCTGGGCGAATCCAAATTCAATCTCTGGCCGGCTCAACGCCCCGTCACAGCCTTATTTTTAAAACACAGGCTTTTGGCAATTCTCAAGGCCCGTCAATTGGGCCTAACTTGGCTCACCGCCGCCTATTGCCTCTGGTGCTGCCTTACCCGTCGTGGGTTTCTTGCCGTCGTTATCTCAGCAAACGAGGATTGGGCGAAGGAATTCTTAGACCGTGTCCGGTTCATGTACGTTCGCCTTCCATCCTGGCTCCAACGTGATTTGTCTCGGGACGGTTCAGAGCACATGCGCTTTGTTTTTGAGTGGGATAAGGATGGGAAAAAGTCACTGGTTACGTCCGATATCAAATCCCTGACCACCACTCCAGCCGGAGCCCAATCAAAAACACCGGATCTCCTGGTAATGGATGAAACAGCGCGAAATCGCTACGCCTCGGAAATATACGGCGCGTCAAAACCAGGGATTGATAAAGCCGGTGGTCAGATCATAGTTATTTCAAATGCCCATAAACGCGGCCCGGGATGGCCGTGGACCCGATCTCTGTGCTCCGGCGCGCTCAAGGGTGAAAATACATTTCATCTCCTGTTTATGCCCTGGTGGGATTGCCCGGAACGTTTAACTGCGAATGAGATTAAGAAATTAGACGAGAATCAAAATTTTGTCCCGACTGAATTCAAAGCCCTTCAAATTAGAGAGGGTGTGGCACCGGAAGACGTGAGCGAGAATTACCCGGATACTGTTCAGGAAGCACTTGAATCCTCATCCGGATCGTATTTCGGTGACGCACTTCAGCGCCATAGCCAATTTCAAACTAAATCCAATTTTAAGCCCCTGGCAGGAATGCTATTCCGCGATAAAGAAAATCAAATATATCTTGATGTTGACGAAAACACTCCCCCTAATCGCTCCTCTGTATTTCGATTATGGCGATACCCATATTTCTTAACCTCCTCCTGGGACGGAAATTACTGGTCAGACCGGTATGTTATCGGCTCTGATATATCAGAGGGTCAGGGCCGATCTTACTCCGTAGCTTATGTACTGGACCGCCGCCTTGACGAATTGGTCTGCAAAATCCGCGCCAATCGTATAGACGCGGTGGATTGGTCCCGATACTTATGGGTATTATCTCAATATTATTGTAATTTCCATATATCCGGCAATGGTCGGACTTTTGACCGTGAACCGGCTATGATCTGTGTCGAACGGACTGGTGCCGGTATTACAACTGTCGGGGAATTGGAGAAGGTCAATGCAAATCAATTCGTCCGTACCTTAGCCGGTAAAGTTGGTGATGGGATAACCAAAGATATCGGGTGGCATGAGGACGCACAGTCAAAGCATGAGTTATGTTCTCAGCTACGAAACTGGTTCAAAACCTGCCGGGGTTTGGTCTATTGTGATACTCTGATCAGTGAGGCATCGACTACAATTGAGCATGAAAACGGTAGATTAGGACCGGAGCAAGGTGAGATGTGGGACTGTGTCGTAGCCGCAGGGTGCGCGATTCAAGCATCATTGCAATTGGGCGGACCGCCTCAGATTGTCAAACCGGTTGATAATAATTACGGTGGAGGTCGAGTATCGAATTGGGGGATATAGAAAAAATCTATTGACAGTATTTAAGAACTCAATATACAGTCCAATCATGCTCGGCTGATTGGGCTTAACTTGAAAGGAGCGATAAGACCAATGGCCGCAAAACCAAAACCTGCTTGGACACGTTTACCGGAGAATACACTCCGTAAGGATATATTCGACGCGCTCATATCCCTTCGTGATCATGTCGAAAACCAGAGCAAAAAGCCCTCAATAATCCTCACCTCTCTCTCTACATATCGCCAACGTGAGCTGACTGAAGTTCAGACGGTTTGCGTTGGCGAATGGGCTCTTGGGTATAGCGTAAAACCGTTGAATATTCAGGAGGGGTTTTACCGCCGCTCTGTATTTGCTCGTCTTCGTGGCGGAATACTGGGTGAGCTGAAAAAGTCTGAATTTGAACATGTTATGGACGGGATTACATACTCTGTTATGGATGAGGGCTACCCGACCTATTTCGAGCCGATCTCAAAAGTAGTCTTTGCCCTCCACCAGAATTTCTCGGTTATGTTCTTAAAAGAGGGCAATCCCAATGTCTTGGTGCCGTCTAAAGAATTGATTTTGAGTGGTAAAGTTCTGAATTTCCCTAAAAATAATAAGGAGGAGGGTAATGGCCAATAATTCAATATCCTCCGATGCTGTCTCTATGGTACTACCTGAGAAGTTCATGTCACATCTCCGTGCCGGTTCTGATCCAAAGGTATTTGAGGTTTACCAATCCTTATTTAGTTTTTCCGCCTCCCCCTCTCGCACTTCTTGGTCAAAGTCTAAGGCTAAATTAAAGAAAGCGGCACTGAATAATGAGTTTTTTACCGAAGATGAGAAGAAAGAGATGCGGTTGATGGGCCAGGAGCCCCATGTTATCAATAAATTGGTAATCGGTATCCAAGGCGCCTCTGCCGTAGCCACATCCAATCGCCCGGATATTAAAGTTTTTCCACTACGCGAGTCAGATCCGTATTTGGCGGAATTGGTCAAATCAGGCCTTGAGCATGTCTGGCTCAAAAATCACGGATCAGACGTAATCTATGACATGGTTGAGGAAAAAAACATTTCCGGCATTGGCTGTATTGAAATTTACAAAGACGAAAATAAAGGCCCCTTTGGAGCGGTGGTGTTCGAGGAGGGGGATGCATCAGACTGGTATTGGGATGAGAATTCCAGAAAGCGTGATCGGTCAGATACGCATTTGATCAAAGCTAAACTCAGATCTTTTGAGTATATTAAGGATAATTATGATTTAAAAGATGAAGATATAGTCTCCGTAGATGACGGATTTGACGCCGGCGAGGGAGTTAAACCGGATGTTATAGAGGATACGAAGACTGCCGGTGATAATTATAAATTCGGCGAGCAATCCCATATACCCAAAGGCGCTCGAAAAAAATCACGGAGAGTATGGGAGATCGCAGCTCATATGCTCAAGACCGAAAAGGAGCATTGGGCGGTAGTCTTTGTTGAGAATGAGGAAGTGCCTTATATTATCCGCCTTGTCGATGTGAAGTCAAAGAAAGAGGCCTTGGAAGCTATTGATAAAATTGTTGAGGAAGGCCTTGATTTAGAAGGTAATGGGGGATCAGAGATGACTTTTTCCGTTACCAGTGCAAAGTATTGGCTCAGGCGTATGAATAATCGTTATACCAGGATCATAGTTGGGGATAAGCTCATACCTCAGCCTATTCCAGAATTCGGCCCTGATGATCATGATAATACCGCTGATGAGCTTAAGAATATATATGGTGTTGATTCGGATGGAGATCCGGTCCTCCCCGTTGTTTTTTATTATGGCCAACGTCTTGAAAAAGCATATCATAATGGTCCTACTTTTTACGCCTTTGATCCGAATAAGTCTCTCTGTAAAAGAGAGGCACAATATACTCTCGCCTTATCTAAAAATCTAAGCGCTCCTATCGCGCGTGAAGAAAGTGGCGTTTACTGGCGCGATCCTGAATACCCGGACAGACCTGGAAACGAGATTATAATCGGTAAAGCGTCCAGAATGCCCACTCGGCTTAATCCCGGTGTCATTGACTTTGGCGCAGTAACAAATCGGATTATTGAGGATAAGGCCAATATTGATGATGCGTACTCTCTACCAGAAGTTATGAGGGGTAAGATACCTAAGGGGATTGAGCGTATGTCAGGACGTCTTGGCCTGGCTCTACAGGAAACCGGGACAATAATGCAGTCTCCGTCTATTCGAGGTCTTGAATCTACAATGGAATATTTGGGCAAGGCTCTTTTGGCTGTTATGCTTCAGTGTTGGCCGCCAATCAAATGGGAATCGTTGGTGACGGAGGATCGTATTAATGAATTCCGTCCTGCGAATGAGTCTCAAGTTCCGGAAATAGATAAAACAGATGAACTCAAGGCGGAGGAGAGAGCTGATAGAGAGGCAAAATGGGGTAATGCGGTTGCTAAAATATCATCGGGCGGAATGTCAGTGGTCGATTTCAATCTTGCGATTACTGCCGGATCTTCACTCCCCACTAATCGTTTGCTTAAAGAAGAAACAGCGCGGGAGGATTTCAAAATTGGTCTTCGTGACCGCCGCGCAGCTTTGGAATATAGCGGTGATCCTCACGCAAAGGAGATTGCGGATCGTATGGATCGCCGGGAAATGGAAATGGCACAGGCCGGTATTAAACCGCGTCGGGGTTAAACTATTACATTATAAAGGAGATTGGAAAATGGCGGAGAAAGCCAAAGGGAAAAGGTTATTGGAAAAAGGCGTTAAATTGGAATCGGATATGCGTTTTGTCTGTTTGGACCCTAATCACCGTATTCGGATGGTTATTAAAGATCCGGTCCAACCCGCGTTGGAATTGGATTTTGTCAATATTACCATCCGATCCAGGTTTTTACCGGAGGATTTTGACCCTAATGTTTATGATGTAACCGGCGAAATTTCTGTATCCTTGAAGGTTAAGGAGCGAGGTTAACAGCACATTTTAGATTAAGGAGCGGATTTTTATTATGAATAAAGGCAGATTTGAACAATGGTTAAAACAACACTCGGTATGCGGAATTAGCATAGGTGGGTGGTATGATGATAAAGACCCTGACCGGATTAATGCAGACCACCACCAAAATCAAGGTGATGATACAAGCGGTGGGGATGATAAAGATTCGAGTAATGGGGGTAACGATCTATACACTGAAATTGAAAAGCGTGTTCTCAGTGGTGAAAATTTTGAGTTGGATGATGACGGCAACCCGATTATTTCCGATAAGACTGACGGAGACGGTAAGGACGGTTCAGACAATGACCCCTCCAAGACCAAGTCGGATGGGGATTATAAGACGGGTGGCGATGACCGACTTAAAACTTTAGAGGATGAGAATGAGTCTCTTAAGGCTCAGATTGATGAGTTCAAAAAATCTAAAGAAAAGGATGATAGTACTAAGACTGATTCTGATAAAGGTAAAGGGAATACGGAGAACGCTGACGATAGGTTTTCCTCAGTTGTTGAGTATGAGGATAAGTCTAATAAATTTCACGGCAAAACTTTTAAGCAGATTTACGATATTGATCCGGATGAAGCATTCCGAATAAGCCCGTCTCTTGCTCAACGGCTGTTATTACAAGAGCGTGACGAGGCCAAAGCGGCAGAGAATGCTGAGATAGAGCGGCGTAATCAAGCGCAGAAAGAGGTTGATGATTTTATCTCAATCCTTGCCAAAGATACTTATGGTCTGGATAATAAAGACAAATTGGATTCTGAGCAAGGTAAGGCTGTCGAAGCTATACTTGATCGTGTTCATAATTGGATGAGAGATAATAATAAATGGGGTATAACTCCCCACGACGCCTATATTCTAATGGATCACAAGAATCTGATCAAGAAAGCCGAGTCGGATGCCGCCGACAAGATTGTGGACGCCGCACAGCGCGGTAATGTCCATAATGTTAAGAGCAAGTCGGATGGGGATAATGGCCGCAAGCCTTCAGAGGACATGAGCCAATGGACCGAGAATCAGTTGGAGGCTCATCTCGATTCATTATCCCCAGCTGCATTTGATAAGTTTTTAACAGAAGCGCCGTCTGCTTTAAAAAAGAAGTTCCCCGATTTACCGTGGAATTAGTGTACCATTGTCCTGATTAGGAAAGGACAAATATTATGGCTGAATGGTCATTTGCAACCGGGAATGCGCTTACCAGAAAAGTATGGCATAAAAAGTGGAGGACTGAGGCGAAGACCGAATCCTATTTTTATAATACCAAAATGGTAGGCACGGATGAGGATAATGATATCTTTGTCGAGTATGATGAACTTGAAAAAGAGCAGGGCGATAAGATCACTTATGGTCAGATTCGGGAATTAACCGGGTCTGGTGTTCTTAATGACGCGACCATGGAGGGTAATGAGGAAACACCGAGTACTTACGATGATGATTTAACCCTTACCATGCAGAGAAATGCGATTAAGACTGCTGGGCGGCTCAATATGCAAAGGCCCTCCGATGACGGTTATCGTCAGTGGGCGGTTAAGCTTTTGAAGAGATGGTATGCGAATACATTGGATCAGAAGTTTTTCACTGCCCTGGGAACGTCATCAACCAAAGCTCTTTATGGCGGGGATGCGACTTCAACGGCAACAATTGAAGCCGGAGACTACATGACTTTGTACGTAATTGCCAAAGCAGTTGCCTATGCACATAAGGCATCTCCGAAAATAATAGGCCCGTCTTTCGGCGGTAAGCATTATAATGGCGTTATGGTTATCGGGCCGGATCAGTCCTTTGACTTAACCGAGCGTGATGCTGCCTGGTCTGATAAGCATATGAATGCTGCACAGCGCGGCCCGAATAATGCCATGTTTACCGGTGCTCTTGGAATGCATAAAAACGTTCCGATTCATGAGCATGATCGGTGCCCGGTTTCGACAACCTGGGGTTCGGGTTCAAACTTAACCGGCGCAACTGGCTTTTTTATGGGTGTCGGTGCCGGGGCAGTCGCTTATGGCAAAAAGTGGATCTGGAATGAAAAGACCTTTGATTATGGCAATCAGGTTGGATTTTGCGCCGGCATGATGTGCGATGTATCGAAAACAGTCTTTAACTCGGCTGATAATGCCCTGGTTGAGATAAGGACATACAGATCCAATAATTAGAATTGCGTAAAGGGGGTCTATTGAACTCGATTACCGACCTAACCGCTCCGGGTGGCACGATTGCTTTCAATGCCCTCTTCACGCATTATTTTACTATTAAGCGGAGCGGATAAGGAGCGATGAGTTTTATGGTAAAGTCTAACAAAAAAGGGTTGAAAGATCCGGCGGACGAGATTGATTATGTTGATGACAGATTGACCGATCCAGAATTAGTAACTTTTGATCCTGAACGTCAAAACGACCCAATGCCTGATAATGGTTTATTGGATATTGGTGAGGTGGGGGCAATACAAGAAAGGCGATCCTCCGCTCCTCATCCTTTCGACGGTTATCAATTAGGTCGGAAGATCAAAGTCGGCAAAGTGAATATATCATCAACGTATATTGTGATGGTAAAGCCGTCAGAGGAACCACCCCCTGATAGATCTAATGATGGTATCACCATATATGTAAGTGGTGAGGCCGGCGGTGGGGGAAGTCCAGAGCAGGGTAAGGCTAAGACAGTGACTCTACCCACGTCTCACAGCCGTGTGGCACCTAATCGTGAGGGAACGAACGAATCTGTGGTATTTGACCGTGAGATTGAACTCAGGGACGGTGTAAAATACCATTGTGCTGTCATTCCTTCCCACGCTGTCCGCGCTCAAATTTGCTTTTATTGGGATCATGACCGCAATCGCGTTCGCACAGATAAGCGCTATTTACTCGCTGATTTGAACCAACAAACCAGACTGCGCCGTATGTTCGAGGCTGTTCATTACCAGCGCTCCGGCGCAGAGAAGCGGGCTCAGGACTTTGATGCCGCTCAGGAGACAACGGCGGCGGATCAATAATAATCAAAGGTAGGAATTATGACAAATTTACTGATTGACAAAGTTAAACCGACCGGTTTTACGCAGGCTCAGGAGGTTGATATTTGGTATGAGCTTATTAACTCTCTTGAGACTTTAACCGAGCAGTTGGATGCGGATGGCGGTGTAACGGATACGGATTATGAGGCAAATGCTCACACGGCGATTACAAACATGAGTATTACCAATTCTCAGGGTAATACTATAATGAATCATGCCTCCGATCTTAATTTTTACACCATGGGTCCGGGGGGTATTACTGACGAGGCCAGACTCCACGCCATGTACAATTTCACTAATTCCTGGGAGACTCTTTGTGAGCAATTGGATGCAGATGGGACGGTTAATGATACGAATTATGAAGCTCTGTGTTTTACCGCGACATTTCTCCATATTATAAGAGATCCCAGGGGCGTGACTGATCTTGGTAATGGCACTGTATTCTATTTCGGACCTGGCGGTTCCGGCGAGCGAAAAAATCTGGTTGAGTGGTTTTACAATGCTTACTACTCGCTCTCACTCCTGACTGCCAAGCTGGATGCTGACTCAGGTGTGACCGATACGGACTATGAAGCTAATTGCTATACAGCAACATGCTTAATGCAAATTGAGAATTTAGCCGGTTCGGTTATTGGAAATTAATTAAAGAACAAAGGAGATGTTCAAAATGAAAAGATTTATCCATATCGCAATTTTTACCCTAATCACCCTGGCTTTTATCACTCCCGCGCAAGCTGCTTGGCGGGATATGTGGGCTGATGTGTACTCTTGGAATGGAAAAATGAACGGTGACGGGACAATGGCACTGACTAAGATCACGTCCGGAGTTACCTACCAAGTATTGGCGGTGGGGGCGGACACGGAGGAGACGCTCTATGTCTATAAAGATAATACATTCACATCTTTGACTAATATTGTCACCACAACCAATTTTAATTTGACGGACAGAGTGCAATTCCGTGTAGACCCCACGGACGCAACCAGCGACCTGTATGTAGACTTGATTGTGATAGATACTGCTGGCGGATACACAGCATTCGTTGAGGATTTTGATGAGTATACTCACGCGATTGTTATTGATGAAAGGCCAAATGTAGTTCATCACGGTATCGCCTTTTTTGCTGCTGCTACGTCGGAAACGGATACGGGCATTGATTTTGATTACGATACACAGATTTTGGATGTTGTAGTTGAGGTTGTAACTGTTGACGCAACCGAGACGTGCGATGTTGGGTTGTTATCGACTGAAACTGCCGGCGATGCAAACGGGCTTAGAACGTTGGTAAGCGTGGCGACAGCGGGGTTTCCAACAGATACGGCTGTGATAACCGGTGGGTCAAATATAGACTATACACCCGTTACAACTTACGGCGCTTTGCTCGTTACAGCAATTACCGGTTCGGACGCGGTAGCTACGAATGGAGGTAAGTCGTATATTGGTCACACTGTCACAGGAGCAAACGCGGTTAGTTTGACTTACACTTGTTCGGCTGGGTCAGACACATCTGTTGGTTATATTCATTATTGGTTTACGCGCCTACGCTAAATTAATAATGGACTGATGAGTTAAAGTTAAATTACTTCCCTCCTCCGTATATAGGGGGAGGGGGATTCAAACTCCTTGCATGAGGGATAAATCATGGCAAACGCGCTTACATTCGCTAATATCAAATCTGAAATAGAGTCAATATCAAAGCAATTTACCGGCTCTAAATCTGCAATGGTGGGCTATCTGGTCAATATAGTCTACTTAACTGAGATTATTGACGCCGATCCATCGCACCCATTGTTCTGGTTATGCGAATTAGATACCTCATATTTAACCAAATCCCCGGCGGCAATATCAGCTATAACTCAGGAAAATCCGGGTGTTGTAACATCAACAGCCCACGGTCTTGCAACAGGCGATATTGTTAGTTTTTACGGTATTACCGGCATGACTGAATTAAACGGGCTTTTAGCCTATGTAACCAGGGTAGATGCCGACAATTTTTCCATTGGTATTAATACCTCAACATATACAGCTTATTCCTCCAGCGGCTATGCTTACCATCGTGGTTTAACTTTATCCCACGCAGCA